ACAACTTCACCAACCTTAGGCGATAAAGTTGCAATTTGTGCGTACACTGCCGGCGGAATATTTGCAACAGCTTGAGGTGAAAGTGATCCGTCAGATAGTTGCTGAGCCACTACTTGTGGAGGAACGCCAATTGCTTGAGATAGCAGTTGTATTGCTTTGCTTTGGCTCTCAATCTCGTATTTTTGTCCTGCAATTTGTGCACGAGCTTGTGCAATAGGTATTTGTTGATCAAGCTGTCGTTGTTGCTGTTCACCCATCACATTGGCAACATTACCAAGTGATTCACCAAGATTGCCTGTCTTTCCAGGGTTTAACAATGCACCTGCAACTTGCCACCAGTTTGTGCCTTGATTGGCTCGTGCTTCAAGCGCAGACAGTGTTTTCTGAAGCGCTGCAAAGTATTCTTGTTTTGCTCTGTCTTCACCTGCGCCTAACATGGCAGGCGCAGGCGGAACTACTGTTGTAGGTAATGCCATTTTTATCTCCGATTAGTTGTCATAGATTGGCGTGCCATCTGGTGTGAATTCATTGCCAAGTTCGTCAAAGTAGTTGTCGTATACATCGCCTTGGCCTGAATTGTCATAAATAGGAGTGCCACCGGATGTATACTCATTGCCAAGTTCATCAAAGTAGTTGCCACCGCCGAAGCTATTACCAGGGTTTGAACCGCCTGTTGTTGAACCACCACTAACTTGGCCTGTATTAAGTCCTACTGTTTTTCCAGGGGTGCCTAACCAACCGCTAATCTTGTCACCAATGTACTTGCCAAAGTTTGTACCACTAGCGCCTGCAACCACTGCGCCTAGCCCTGCAATTTGTTGTAACGGTGACGATGCATATGCGCCAGGGAGTGGCCCTTTGTAGTCTGAAGTTACGTTGGTTGGAATGCTATAGCCACGAAGTGCTTGTGCGCCTTGGTTTAACGTTTGCAGTGGAAAAAGCTCTTCATTCTGCTTAATTGTTTGCTGTTGTCCGCCCATGGTAGCCAACGCATTAATGTCTGCCAAGTCCATCCCTTGACCTTGTTGTGCCAGTGCACCCATTTGAGAGCCTGCAGCCAGCCTGTTTTGCTGATCTGCTTGTGCCGCTTGAAGAGATTGTGTGTAGCCTGTTTGTAATGCTTGCGCTTGTGTTGCATTAAGATTCTGAAGTCCTGTATTAATCGCACTACCTAGCGCTTCAGCACCTCGTTTTGAACCAAACTGACCAGAGCCTACAGCAGCTGACGTGGCTTGTGGTGCCAAGAACTGTTGAATGTTACGTTGACCAAGCTGTCCTAATGCATCTACGACTTGTGTCGTATATGGGTTCATAAACTCGCCGGCTCGTTTGGCAACATCTGTAGTGCCAACTTGATTTGTCATATCAATGCCGGACTGTAGAGTCGGCTGACGTGTTCCAGGCAGTGCACCTGCTGCAGTAAATGCTTGGTTTTGGAGTGGTTGTGCGCCTACATACTGAGCAGCACCAGGTCCTGTCGTTTGTGTGCTAACGTTCTTTGACAGATCACTAAGATAGTCAGTATACCAACTCGGAGCTGTTGTCGTCTGAGTTTGTTTGGTGTTTACATCTGGTAACGGTGAACCTTGCGTTAATGACATGATTAAGCTTCCTTCAAATATTCAAGTGGTGACTTTGCCTTAGGCGGAATCTTTCCAATGGGCGCCGATCGCTTATGCTTACGAATTGCTTTACGCATTTTGTCAAGGACTTCTGCGCCTGCTTCATTTGAACCGTTGCCTAATGCAGCAACTACATCTGCATCGAACACATATTCACCATCCGCCAACATTGCTGGAATGTCGTCTGACTGCCCATCGCCTTTGCCTCGGACATAGTACCCTGTTTCACCTGTGATGAATTCAGGCACATGCTGTGAAACAGGACCGCCCTTCTTATAGCCGATCATACCTAGACCTTGCTGAGTTAGACTACCTGAAGGGTTAAATGACTGAAAGCCTGTTGGGTCGGTTGACACAGAACCAATATTTCGTAATGGCGAATTGGAACTAGGCCCGCCTGAAATGCTGGTATTCATTAAAGGCGTTGACATGTTTGAGCCACCATACGTGTAATATGACGACTTAGATGGGCCACCACCTGACAGCATGCTTAAAATGTCAGGTCGAACATTTGCCAACTGTGGGTAAAGCTGTGTAAGCTGTTGTAGGCCTGATTGTGCTTCAATAAGCGGTGCAGCTGCTAGCATGTTAGCTTGCGGCGCAACAGGTAAGGCAGCAGCCACTGAAGTTGTGCCACCTGCAATTTTTGAACCTGGGTCAGACGATTCTGATGGCACAACTGGAACGCTAGGCGTAGGCGACATTGTAGTAGACGGTTTAAGCGCACTTGACGAACCAGTAGATGTTTTAATCGGAACAGATATGCCTGTCTTAGTAGAGCCACTCGAACTATCGTTCGTGTATCTCTCAGCTGCTCTTTCATAATCTTCAAATGTAATATCGCCTTCTTCTTCACTGTCAATAAAATCTTGCTCAGTCATGAAGCCTTTTTCGTTTACAGACAAAGGCGGCTTAGTTGTTTGTGTAGGTTCGGTGTATTTTTCACCTGCTCTTTCATAATCTTCAAAAGTAATGTCGCCTTCTTCTTCACTATTAATGAAGTCTTCTTCCGACATGCCAGGCCCAAAAGCTTGGTTTTCACTTTTAATAGTCACACCAAGCCCGTTGTAAAGATCTTCATCACCTTCGTCAGCACGATCAAGTTCAGGGCTATTGGTTAGCGGCGATTTGTAGTAACCGGATGAATCGTCATTTACAGGTGTGTAGTAACCGGATGAATCGTTATTTACAGGTGTGTAGTAACCGGATGAATCGTTATTTACAGGTGTGTAGTAACCGGATGAATCACTGTTTGTAGGGTCATTGTCTACTTGCAACGGCGTCCGCGGTGTAACACGATCAGCTATCGTAGGCAATGTTCCAGAAGTTGCAGCCGTGTCTTGTTGTGCAAGCTCATTGTAAAGATCTTCATCACCTTCGTCAGCACGATCAAGTTCAGGGCTACTGGTTAGCGGCGACTCAGCTTCTTCAATGTCAGGGTTTTGCGCATCTTCAAGTAAAACACTTCCAAACCCAACAGGTGGTTTTGAGTCTGCCAACCAGTCACGCATTTTGGCAAGATCTTCTTCTTGTGTTTTGTCTTTTGTAAACCAAGCATTCTGAGCCATGTCGTAGAACGTGCCTTTTACAGGGTCAACGTTTGCGTCATACTCTTCATTGTATGCAGGTGTTCCTTCACTTGAGTCAACTAAACGATACCCAGGCGGAGGTTCAACATTTTTACTTCTAGGGTCGTCACCAAAGATCGGCGTGCCTGAAATTTGTACGTTCATTTCAGGCATGAACTTGTCATCCGCCGACACTACTTGAATGCCTTTGTCAACAGGTAAAGCGCCTTGTGTTTTTTCGTTATCTAATAACTCGTTAACTGAATCAGATGACAGCTCTGTTAGTTCATCTTGTGAGCCTTGTACTTTAGTGGCATAATCATTCATCAAATCGATGTTTGTTGCTGCCTCGTTTCGTAGCCGATCTAGTTCCTCATTGTACGCATCACCTGCGGCTTTAATTAGTGAGCTGCGGTCGTCGACGATGCCACTATCTTTTTTATACGCATCTATCTTACCTTGGTACTCTTTTTCAAGTTTGTCAACGTCTGTTTTTAAATCGCGCAATTCGAAATATTGTTTTGCCAGCAAGGGGTTTGTCGAATTCTGCTTTAACCGCTCAGCATCATCTTTATATTCAGTGCTTATCTCATTAAGCTTGTTAGTAGCCGAAGTGTATATTTTCTCCTCGGTCTCATACCGATCTGAAATCTCGTTTATTTTGTTCGCCGCAGCGTTTCTTGCGTCTGCACCCCATGCAGGATTGTCATATATAGCTCGCTGTGCTTTATACTCATACAGCATAGCGTCTAGTTTTTTGTACGATTCGTTAGCTGTCTCTTGTAATTTAGGTGCTTCAGCTACGCCTTTGTTGTATGCCTCTTGCTCAGCTCTAAGAGAAGACACAAGAGCGTCATGCTCTGAGTAAAGTTTTTGGTACTGGCCTGCTTTAGCAAGCATCTCATTCTCAGTTTTGCCTAACCCAGGGATCCTGTCAGCGATATTCTTATTGTATTCATTGTAAGCTTTATAAGCATCATTTTGTTTTTGTGATAACTCATCAATTTTAGACAAATTGTCTTTTGAGAGATCATAGTATTTTTTAGCATTCGACGTGTACATCTGCAGATTTTGAGATGCGGTGCTTGTTAGCATTTTCGCCGAAGTGCCAACTAAATTGCCTTGAATAGCAGTACTTACGTCTTTGCCTTGTAGTGATGCAGTTATTCCTGCATTTACAGCGTTAACCGCTAGAGCTACAGATGCACCATTTTTAGGGTCTGCAAACGCTGCTGCTAAAGTTGGGTTACCTTGTACTGCTCTAGCCAGAATATCAGCGCTGGCTATACCTGCAGACAACATTGCTGCGTTCACGTCTCTTCCAGTAACAGATGCTGACACACCAGCTGCTAGTGTAGACTGAACAGACTTAGGCAGTGAAGCAAACGTTGAATTTTTACTTAAAATAGCTGGGATATTAGTAGCTAGACCGCTTAAAGCAGCTTGTTTTACATCGCCACCTGTAATGATGGCAGCCGCCATACTACCAGACATAGAACCCAGCGATGTTGCAAGCACCTTGCTCATGTTAAACGTAGAAGGATCCATTAATCGTGAAGTAACAGTACGAGTAACTTCCCCACCGAGTACAGGAATTAAAGCAGACGTAAACCCTGCCTTGGTGTTGCCGCCATTTAGCGCAGTATTTAGAATAGTATTACCTGCTACTTGACCAATTGCTCCTGAACCTAACCCTATATACTCTCCGATCATTGAACCCGCACCAGGGGCGTAAATTGAGATAGCCACAGCGGCTAGAAGTTTTGGGTCACGTACTATGGTATCTACGGTCTTATTTATAGGCTGTAAAATTTCGTCATCGACTTTGGATAACGCGTTTGAGGCTTTGCTGTATACTTTCTTTACGTACCCCATTACAAAACCACCTTTGCAAGAAACTTATACTCTTTTCCTTCAGTGATCTTTACTTTATCCGAAGTCTGCATAATTAAAGAGTTAATTTTTTCGTTGTCATAAGGCGTCTGAGCTTTTGTATACCCCAGTTTTCTTAAAAGTTCGTAAAAAGTCTTTACGTTCTGCACTAGATTTTCTGGGGTGTCTGCATTAAAGCAGTGAAAATCTGCCGTAGTTCCTCGCTCAGTTCTAAACATTATCAGCGTGTTACCTTGCTGTACTAGGTGACCGCCTATTTCAGCATAAGAGTTTATCGCTCTTCTTAAGTCTTTTATATCGCCTCCTTGCGGATTGCGCTTTACATCGACAGCTAAGATTTCTTCTGGTGTCATGTTATGCTATGTCTTGGTTAACGGTATTCACTAGCTGTTGCGCCCACTCTTGCCATGAGGCAAAAGCCGACGGACCTGGAATAGCTTCATTTGAAAACACATCAATTGACTTTAATCCTTCAGCCCAGCTTTTCCAGTCAGTCTCTAAACTATGCATCTGAAGCTGTTGACCTGCATATGCTTCACACATAAGACATGTCCATGACTCCCATGTGTGATGCCGAGGATCGTAAACAACTGCAAGTGCCATTAGTAACCTCTCACATCGCCTATGTCAACGGACAGCAAAACTCTGCCTAGTTGATAGTTACCGCCTTGTTCATTACTACTAAACCGAAGACGAATCTCACGTCTTTGCTCACGCATATCTATCTTGTGAGTGTCCGGTTCAAAGTAGTAAGGATCCGAAATAACATCATCAGCTTGTGCATAAGGTCTACCAGTGACTTGTACTGACATTGTCCCTGACTGCACAAAATCAGGTTCAACTCTCTCAACACGTACCCAATTGTTGTCGCCGACCAGTGAAGGCTGAGCAGGACCACCTTGGACCCAACCTAGATCAGATGTTTCAAAGAAACTATTAATCGCATTTGATGAAGGGCCATTCACTTCATCAGTACCGATTTCATGCTGCCAAAGTGTAACTTTTCCTGCGATCGTGCTAAACGTACCTACAACAGTTGCAGATGCTGTTGCTGCATTGCTTAATGTCACATTCCAATAGCCAGGCGTAGCGCTTGGTGCAATTGCATTAATAACTGAATTCGCCGGTATACCTGTTGCCGTCACTAACTGGCCTAATGCAATTAAGTTTGTATTAGGGTTTAAAAGCGTAGGCAAAGGCACAAGAATTACTGTGGTTGTTTGCGTAACAATGTCTGCACTGAAAAGCGTTACTGATGTAGAAAGATCAGTGCCTGCATTAATCGGAAAACTGAACACTTGTGAAAAGTATCCTGCCGATCTATTAGCGCCTAAAGCTTCACCTGCATCGTACCAGACTTCTTCTCGAACGTTGTAGATCACGCAATCATTGCACTCTACGGAATCGCCTGACGGAAAGAACCACCAGATCTCGCCAAACCGCGGCACTTTTGTTGCCCATACTTTTTGTCGTTGGGCATAGTTTAAGTTGTCAAAAAAGTAGTTCTGGTTGTAGTTGTTTTTAATTTCTTTCACAACACCGTTGTACAACAAGAATCTGTCAACACCAACCCAGTAATACACACCATCATACTCAATCACTGATGACGACGACAAAATAGATGATTGGCTACTAATAACGTCATAGCGCCAATACAATGTGCTTGCACCAATTGTTGTAGGCGCATAAGAAACACGAATAAGAGAATCAAGAGACCAAAACAAACCTGACGGCGAGTTTGAGCCGCCTCGAACAGGCAAACCTTTAACAATCTTTGTAGATGATGCGTTAGTTTCGTTGGAATCGGCACTAACCCAATCAGTTACATCGCCTGCTGCACAGTTCTTAATTAACCCGTTGGTGCCATACACAAACACATATGGGTGCAATACAACTACGCCTCCAGATACAGTAATCTGATTGTCAAACGTGATTGTTGCAGTGTTCGCGTTTGTTGTATTAGGCGAAATTGAGATGGTTGTTGAAGATACGTTTGTCACAACAGTGTTGGACGCAATTCCGTCGCCACTTACTACTTGACCAATTCCGATTCGTGTATCGGCAGACGGAATAGTGAATGTTGGTGAGCCACTTGATTTAGTGCACCCTGTAATCGAGAACACGCCAATCGAAGACATTGTTGTGCTGCTAATGTTACCTTGCAACACAGGCGTATTCACAATTGCATTAATTTCTGCTAAGTTTTGTCCTGGGTGTGCCAGTAATAACTGATTGCCTGATCCAGTTGCATCGAATAGCGAATCAAACTGCCACAGATTAAGAACGCTTGAAGTAAAGTTAGACAAAGTAAACTGGTTAACGCCTGCACCAATACCTGTATTGTCAATTGCTAAAACTTCTAAAGCACTTGAAGTGCCGTTAAAGATTTGATTAATACCGTTTGTTGTATTTACATAGATGCCACGAGAATAGCCTGTTGCCAAGTTAGTCAACGATCGATAGCCACCTATCTTGCGAGGTCTACCACGCTGAAATCGAACCCACTCAGCATCAACATAAAAATTCATGTCAAACACGGTGCCATCTCGCTGAACGCCAGGCAGCGTATCAATAGAGAAAACTTTAATGGTCATTAGAATGCGCCTCCAGAGACGCCGCCTGTAAAAGTCCCCGTGCCTGCAATTGTTAAGCCTGAAGCGCTTACTGTAGAGACCAAAACACCAAGAACTGCCGTATTAAACTGTCCTGCAGCTGCTCGATAAAGACCGGTGTTTGCTTCAGATGCAAACGACAATGATGGTGCAGACACGAGACCGTCTTGCAATGAAATCGTACTTGAACCGGCAAGAATCGTGTTGGCATTAAACAAATTAACTGAATCACAAACCAGCGTTGCTTGCGTAGCTGTTGTAAGTACAGCTGTTGTACCACCACCACCTGTAGTAATAGTGACTGTGTAAGCGCCTGTTGTGGCATTCACAATGTAGTACACTTGAACCGTTGCAGGCACAGTAATGATAACGTTGCCTGTAAGAGCGCCGGTGTATTTTTGAATAACGTTAGACGCTTCAGCAGCAGTCAGTGTGTACGTGCCTGTGACAACTGCTTTTGTAAGTTGTGTGAATGCAAACTGTGTAGACTTGCCTAAGCCAACGGTATAAAACGTTGTGCCTGTACAAACTATGATTGCTGAATCATTAGGCTGAAATGCAATGGTAGATGAACCATTGATCGTATTTCCACCTGATCCTGCAACAGTTAGCGTGCCTGTTCCTGCATTTCGCAAAAACATAAACCAGTTATTGCCAAGCGTTGATGCTGCAGTTAAAGTAAGCGTGCCTGCGCCGCCTGTCCATGCATACATTTGTGAACGATCAGAAGCAATTGCTGTATATGGCGAGCTAAATGTGCTGACCGGATGGCTTTGATTTAGTGTTGTTGTGATTGCCAACAATCCATAGCCTGCCAATGTTGTAGCGTCGGCAGTAGATGAGCCTACACCAAATGCAATGATGCCCCATGTACCTGTTGTCGTGGGATTGGCGGTTATGTAGATGTATTTTGCTTCACCTGCAGCAATCGTAATGATTGTGTTTGTACCTGCATAGTCTTTAACAGTGAATGAGTTGGCGCCTACGTTTCGAATAAGTACGTCATTGCCTACTGAAGTCTGATTAGCAGGCGGCATCCACATAGCCAAACTTGGCGATGTAGCAGTAACCTGCAAGATTCGAGCAACATAGTCATCTGTTGTAGTTCCGTTAATAGGCCATTCAAGTTGAACATCAGCCGAAAGCGTAACAGCTCTAAACGAAACATCTGTTGGCTGAATAACATCGCCAGTAAAAGGAGAAACGTAACTCATGAATCCACCGCTATGGCTTGACGATCAGCAATGCGAAGCTTATCTTCAGTGGTAAGCGTTGCAATAATGAGATCGTACTGTTGTTGAAAAAATGCAAGTCGCTGATCGTTCTTTAAGAACGGCATTGCTTGCAACAAAGACCCGTACAATAACGCTTGTGGCGCATAAATTGTGAACCAATTCGTTTGATTGCTAGAGTCGAGTGGCTGCGATCTGTCATAGTACAAAACTTCAAATGCGTATGCCGCATCTGGTGTAGGACCAACAAGCCAGTTTGTATAGTCATAGTCGCAAAAATACAAAGGCGTTCCTGTCAATGCAGGGTCAGGCCAATAGTTTCGAATGTACTCATATTTTCTAAGCAACACCGGATTTCGTTCACCGTTGACAGTGATGTTGAAAGACACTGTTTTGTGCCACCTTGCAGGCTTTTGAATTACATTTGTGCCTGCAATCATGTTGCTAGTGTTAACAGTAAGGTTGCCTAAAAACTTAATTTGGCTGGCAATTACTTGCTCAGCCAACATGATAAACAAGGGAATCTTGTCTATCGTGGCAGTATCAGTCCGCTCAAGATATGACTGAATATTCTCGACTAGACTAGTGTACGTCATCACTGATGCTGCGGTCATCGCCAATGGCTCCTTAGTGTCTAGTCATGCTTTCATTATAGGCTATGCGAATGATCTTGTACCAGTTTTGTCAATAATCAAAGCCATTTCGCGAGGTTCAGCTTCTTCGGTGTTTGGGATCGATACATGAGTCCATCGATCAAATTCACGAATTACTTGGTCGTATGGCAAGTTGGCTTCGATGATGGCTCTAACCACTTGATCAGGTGTCAGTCCTGGGACTCTGATGTCTGCGGCACAGCCTTTTCGGTGCTGGCTGGTTTCTTTCGACCCAACAGCTGTATTGACTGCTTGACTACGAAAAGCAGAGTTAACCATGATCGGCCGACCGTCAAGAACAGTCTTGACTGTTTCAAGGAATTCAGCCAGTCTTTTAAGGTTTGCAAGTTCAGTTTCATTTGGTTCGTTCTCCAAGTTACGGTGGTCTGTATGTGTAAGTTCTTCAAGCGTGAAGTGCTCAGATAGTTTCATTTAATAGCCTTTATCATTTCTTCAGTTTTAGTCTTGCTTCCAGCAGAAGAGCCGCGGTGAAAGTTAAGAACAGTGCCACACATAGTGATCAGTGAGCCGATAGCCATGTATGCGATTTCTTTGTTTTCGGTAGGTACGCCTTTAAAAAACACAATCCAAGTCATAAAAATTGTGGCGCCCACAATGGCGAAGTCAAGCAAATAAGCAGCGTTCTTCGCGATCCAAGCTGCGTTAGTTGACTCTTGAATCTTGCTGTTCATATCTCGCGCATTGGCAGTGTTAGCTGCGTCCAACTTTGCGTATTCAATTTCTAACTCTTGAAGTTTTGCCGCCGCCGACGGGTCGCCAGCTATGGCTTTTGCAACTGCGTCAACACTGTCAGCCACGCCAAATTTGTCAGCCATGGCTTTGACTGCCATGCCGCCTAATGGACCGGCAACAACAGTTGCAAGACTAGGGGCTACGCTTTTCAGTAGATTTAGTAGACTGTCCATCATTCGCTTTCTGTTTGTTAATTAATCTTTGCACTTGCTCTTGCTGACGTTTAGTTTCTTGCTTGGCTTCCAGTATGTCCAAATACAGCATACCAAGAAGCGGTAGCAACAATACTACAAGAACACAAGCCGCTATCCATCCCACAACTAGTTCCCAATCCTGTACAAGAGGCCGAGGAGCAACCACATATATAGGAGGAATAGGATAGTCGCCAGCAGATATGCCTGCCTTTCCTTTAGAAGACGTTCCCCCTCTTTGCGTTGCCATGATTCATCATCCCGCTTCTTCCTTGCTTTGTCCTGCTCTACCTTGATGACATCCCGCATATCAAACACTTTGCTATACAAAGCCCCCATCTCTTTAGGGGCGCCGTACACCATTGCTTCCCTTATCTCCGTCTCCAACAATGCCATCTGGTCTTGAGCCATAACCCGTTTTAAGGCGGCTTCCATCAGGTTAGCATCAGGGTCGTAGACTGTTTTGCTCTTTTCTTCCGCTTCTCTTATGTGTTCAGCAAGCTGTTCTTGTAGCTTAAAAAACTGAGACAGTTGAGTAACGATGTCCGACATGACTTGAGTTTCATCAACTGCAACATAAGTTTCTTTCTTTTTAGACACTGACTTTGGCGCATCTGGTGCTGCACCAAACAACTTTTGCCAAAAGCTTCTGACTTGTTTTGCATCTGAAACGACCTCATCAACAGTCTTTTTGATCTCCATGAAAGACGTCTTAGCGTCTTTGTATAGCTTGCATCCTTGTTTGATCGCTGCAACGCAAGCATTAGCGGCAAACAGGATGCTAAGCGGGTCAATGATTACTCCGCAGGCGACTCAGAAGTGGTTTTGATTTTGTTCATTACCAAGGCACTCCTGATCTTGTTACTGGATTCTTCTGTGCGGTAATCTGAGAAGTCAGTGAAGCCTCGATTACTTCCTCACCTAGCTTGTCTTTAACCCAACCAACCACTTGAGTCTTGGTCAAAGATTCGTAAGGGGTTGTGGGCGTACCAACTTCAAAGTCAACAGTGCCGTAGGCGTATGCAGAGATTTCACCATCTACTTTTGTGATGTTGTAATGCACTGTCGTTACAAAGCCATCAGAAGTGTTGTGAACCATGTCTACTATAGACCATTCAGTTAAATTTGGCATTTTAAGTTTTCTTTTTTAAGTTGTTCCATCAACTTCCTCAGCCTTTAGCTTTTCTCGAGTAGGAAAATCGACCTTACTTAAATCCATTGCTTCTTTATGCTGTCTTTGGAATTCAGCGATTAAACCAAAAACTTCCTCATACGGTCTTTTACCTAAATAACCTAGCAACTGGTTTGCAAGATCTAAAGTAAGGGTTACCGAGTTGGGGTTCATAGACATACTCCTTTGGTGGTTGAAAAAACTTTATTTTATATGTTTACGGCGTTCATTTCTACAACTTCAATATAGCCAAGCCAGCGTATGGTAGTTGTAAGTTGACCCGTACAAGTTATTAGTGGTCCGCCGTTGTTACCAAGTGTTGTGTTAGCGGATACAGCAACTGACCAGCCAGTTGTTCCTGCATCCCCGTACAATTGAGTGTTGGTTACTGCGGTGGTGACTACAGACGCTACGCCTACTAGTCTGTAACTGTAAAACTCTAAAAGCCAAGCCGCCGTATCGCCTATCGTACTGGACCCTGCTTGTTCCACAGTCGCGATGATACGCAACCGTACATACATGCTATCATAGTCAGAACTATAAAAAACCACTATGTTAGAAGTTCCTGGCACTGATCCTGCAGCTGCACCATTTGTTGTCATAGGGACGGCGGTGTTTGTGGTTGAACGCGCCCATAGCACTTGACGTTTACCTATGAGCCCATTAGCTGCGCCTCCTGTCGGTCCTTCATTACCCATAAGGTGACAATACGCTGAGGTTCCTGAAAGTGTTTGGCCAGGACCGACAATATTGTATGCGCCGTGGTTTGTTTGAAAAGAGTCAGTAGTTGGGCTAAAGCACGCTATATATGCTTTAAACCCACTAGTGCTACTGTCGCCTGACATCGACCTACAACCTACCCATAGCGAAGGGTCGTTACCGCTGCTTCCGTTAACAATCATACCAGAACCAGCCAAAACAACAGACCTAGAGCTACCAACACTAGAAGTAGAAGTCCCTATTAAACCAGAATAATTTCCAGCTGCTACTTGTGATGCGGCAGTTCTTGTAGTTTGAAAATCTATACTGTTTGTTCCTCTTGCATTGCCTCCAGTAGTTGTTCCATCTGGAACCTGCACCATAAGAAAAGGCGCGTTGCCGGTTCTTCTAGCTATGGCAAAATCTTGATTAACTGTACCACTTACAGCATATATAGCTGTTACATAATTTGTAGCATTTGTGCCTGTGTTTGCTATCCCAGTTGAAAAAGCACCTGTTCCGAGTGTATTAAAATTTAAGCCACCTGTTGGTCCTGTAGACAGCGCCGCACCGCTAATCGATGCAAAGCTAGGAAGTGTAAGTGTGTAGTTTCCGGCAGAAGCCGGAGGCTTTAATGAAAACGTCCCTAAACCTGTACTATCTAAGTTTATTGCCATTTTACTTTGCCCCTACTTTTATAAAGTTAAACTGACAATTCCAGTTTACTGTATCAGAAGCCCCACCTGTCACTGTTACTGATATAACCCCGCTGGTTATTGTGATAGCCACGGCATATGCGGATATTGCAGTGTCTCCGTGTAAAGCCGTTACAGTTGGTGTTCCAACAAATGCATAAGATGCCGCACTAAACCCTTTTGCGCACCCTGAAAACTCCCAAGCCTTGGCTGACCCTGACGTGCTGCTAGAAGCGCAAACAACTGTTCCCCAAAATTGATAGGCTGCTTGAGTTTGTGCCGTGTCTGCCACCAAACTAAGACCTAAACTAGTATTCTCTTTTGCATACAAACCTGTAGGCGTTGCATTTGTAGTTTGGCCTACAAGATGTACAAACGAGTACCGAGTTGGGTTCCCTAAGTAACTAGGGGCGTCGTAACCATAACCTCCAATAGCGTGCTCATAGTCAAAAGCAGTTCTAGTATGTTCTCCCGCTATTGCTGTTTGACCTGTGCCATTAAGTCGAACAGCGCCTGAGCTTGCAAGAAGTACAGCCCCTACGTTATACCCATCATCATTAGACGGAGCATTTACCCCTATGTAGCTAGGTATAGTAATACCTCGGTTTCCGACCAATAGCCCTACATTGTAGTTTTGCCCGTAAGACGTGTAAAAGCTAGTAATCGCGGTGTGCCCTTTGGTTTCTGCTACTGAAAAGTTTGTGCCTCCACCGATAAAAACAGAATTATTGCCACTTATAGTAGAGTTCCCGACGACAATGTCGTCAAGTTTTAAATTAAATGAGCCTGTACCTTTTGCTGTTGCAGGTATGTAGCCATATATATTTCCAGCGCCTCCAGGAATTAAAGCAATGTGCTGGTCTGTGCTAGCACCTGTAGCGCTTACGGTCAGAGCGTCTATGTGAATTGTTGCGTTTGTTCCTGTTGTGTTAATTGTGCCAGTTAATCCGCTAGTGGCAGCTGCAGGAATAGCTCCCCAGCTTAAAACACCTGCAGCGCTTGTTATAAGCGTTTGACCAATGGTACCGTCTGATGTTGGAAAAGTTAACGTCGAACCTCCAGTGCTGGGGGCTGCTAAAGTAACGCTAAAATTATTGCTGTTGTCAAACTGTATAGCCATTTTAAAACGTAGCCTTTAAGTCTAAAGTGTTCATAAAACAGTTGTACCTCACCACAGCAGCGTTTGCCCTAGCTTGCAAAACGCCTGTTTGAGTAGTTGTGTTAGCCGCCCATTGGACATTAAAGTTTGTTACTGTTCCAGCAGTTCCTTTAGCAGTTACAGAGTTACCGACTAAAACTATATTACCTGCAGTTGCTCTTTTAAATAAAGCTGACACGTTCCAGTTTGCTATCCCAAAAGTGGTTGTTTTAAACCCTGTCACCGTACCAGTACATAGCATAACGTACCCTGCAGGTAAATTTGTAGTATTAACCGATGAAGCTGTAGCTGCGCTTGCTGGAGTAAGAACTAGGTCTACATAAGTCGCTGATGTAGGGTTTCCGCTTAATACTTGTAACCTCGTCTGTGTTTGTCCTCTCGGTGTAGATAAGCCAAAATTATTACCGCTATACACCGCTGTAAACCCTGAGTTTCCGTGGTTAGTGCCGCCTCTACCCCCAAAAATAAGTACAGATTTTTCAGCAGTGTCAATGTAGTTATCTCTTCCTCCAAGTATTGCTGAGCAAGGAAAACTAGGCGAGCCTGTAATCTGATTTGAATAACCGCCGCCTATAAAACTACTAGCGACAAGACTATCTATGGTGTTAAAGTAACCGCCTGCTATCACACATTCCGTGTTAAATCCTGATATCGAATTTCCATAGCCGCCTAAAATAGCAGACCTTGCGCAGTTAGAACCAACAACCTGAGTGGCTGCTGATCTTTGCCCTGCAAACTGTAAATCAACACTTTTAGTGCCTCTTGCATTGCCTCCAGTAGTTGTTCCGTCTGGTATGCAAGCTAAAAGACTTCCAGACCCTCTAGGTACAATCGCAAACCCTACTTCTGTGCTTACAGCGGTTGGTGTAAGAGAGCTTACGTTAACAGTGGCATTTGGCGATGATGTGTTCAGCGCAGAAGTAAAACCTGTTATCGTAGTTGCTGCACCACCAGAGGTGTAACCTAGCACGCCTGCCCCGTTTGTCGTTAAATACTGACCTGTTGTGCCGAAAGCAGGAGGAAAAGTCAACGACCAGGTGCCAGATGCTGGAGACGCTAAAGTTATGCTTCCTGTGTTAGTGTTGTCAAATTGGATAGCCATGTTATGCCGCAATCGCTTCAGTTACAACTACTGTGCAAGTCCATCGAATGTTTGTCGATGCTTGTCCAACTACGCTGATTGCTAAAGCGCCGTATGTTGTGTCAGCCGTAGCTAATGCTGTCCATGTAGAAGCACCTGCATCTGCTGCATCTACGTTAACTGCGGGAGTTCCTACGAGGGCTGTAGTTCCTAGACCTGCTCCTCGCTTTATAGCACCTGTAATGGTAAAAGCCTTCAAGTTACTGCCTGACGTTTTAACCGTACCTATGACGGTTGCTGTAAAGCTAAGAGCTAAAGCGTCAACTAAAACCAGTTGGTTTGCTGCACTGGCAGCAGCACCATCTGCAGTGAGTTTAGTTGAAGTTGCATTTGTAGTTTCACACATCAAAACCATCATTCGATTTTGATTAGAGCCGCTTGATGTGGAGCCGTTTGAGCCGTAAACGATTGTGCCTTGCACGCCTCGGTCAGTGCCTTGGTTACCCCCAATAGCTGCAGAGCTGCCTCCTGTTAAGCTGTTGTTTGTTCCACCTAAAACTGCGGATCTAGTGGCGCCTGCAGTATTAGTGTTACCGCCGATAACTGAAGAGTCTTGCGCGCTCGCGGTGTTATTACCGCCGCCTAGAAGTGATGCGCCTTGCGATGAAGCAACTTGTGCTGCTGTAGTTCTTTGTAGTTGAAGATCCACAGATGAAGCGCCGCGAATATTACCTCCTGTGGCGGTGCTATCCGGTATGGCGCCTGTGATACCGCCCGTGCTTTTTGGTACAAGGGCTATGTACTGTATTGCCGTACCGCCGCTGGCTATGAGCGAGCTGACGTTGTTGGTAGCGTTTGGAGCTGCAACATTTAGCGCAGATGTAAGACCAGTCAGCCCTGCGGCGGCAGTGGCCCACGAGGGGTTGGCGGCGGCACCGCCAGTTGTGAGCACTTGCCCGCTTGTACCTGTTGGCAACGCCACCCAAGTTGTAGCGTTACGGTACAGGATTTGACCTTGGGTTGAGGCGGTGAGAGCGTTGTCAATCAGCGAGGACAGCCCCTGCCATGACGGCAAAGTACCCGCCGAATTTACTGCGTTGATTTGATACGCAGTACCGATTGGAAGTTTAGACAACGCACTACCAGTGATGTAGTACAGCGTATCGCCTGCTGTAAAGGTGTTTTCGCCTGTTCCCCCATTAGTAGTAGCTAACGCACCTGTGACTACAACAGCGCCTGTCGTTGCTGTGTTTGGTGATAAACCAGTTGTACCAAATGATATGCTTGTAACTCCAGTTGCTGCAGCCGCCCAAGTGGGGTTACCTCCTGTGGTAGCCGTTAACACTTGACCTGTTGTGCCTGCAGCGGTAAATGCAAACGCCGAACCCGTGCCAAAAGCAACGCCGTAGTTTGTGGGAGTTGCTGTGCCGTTTGTACCTCCATTAGCGATAGGAAGAGTTCCTGTTACGCCTGTACCTAGAGGTAGTCCTGTTGCGTTTGTTAGAGTGCCGCTTGACGGTGTACCTAAAGCGCCGTTAAACAACACCATTGCACCAGCGGAGCCTGTATTTACCCCAAGGGCAGTAGCTACGCCAGTGCCAAAGCTAGTGATGCCTGTGCCGCCGTTGGCTACAGGCAATGCAGTGCCTGACAGAGTAATTGCCAAAGTGCCACTTGTTGTAATTGGCGAGCCTGCAACTGATAAAAATGCAGGAACTGTTGCCGCAACGCTTGTGACCGAGCCACTGCCAGTAGCATTGATGGTTTGGTTAGGCCAAGATCCACTAACTGAGATATTTGTGCCCGCAACAATAGCAGGAGTAGCCGTCCCTGTACCACCATTAGCCACTGCTAATATTCCTGCTAATGTGATTGTTCCACTTACGGTGACAGGACCACCGCTTGTGGTCAGCCCAGTTGTGCCGCCCGATACATCAACACTGGTCACTGTACCACTACCGCTCGCAGTAGCGTTAATGGTTTGGTTTGGCCAAGTACCGCTTACTGTAACATTTGTGCCTGCAACAATAGCAGGGGTAGCAGTCCCAGTACCGCCATTTGCAACTGCTAGCGTTCCTGCAAGCACTATTGCGCCTGTGCTTGGCGTGTTTGGTGTAAGCCCTGTGGTGCCTGCGCTAAACGACGTTACGCCGCCTGTTGACGCCGCCCAAGTGGGTAAGCCACCCGCCAACGTCAAT